TTTTTTATTTTTATCTTGTTAATAAATACATTGAACTTGTATATGCCATTTCTAACATATCTAAATCAGCAACAGAATCAACATAAGCTTTATTTGCTGCTTGATAATCTGTTGTTGGTAAGCTTGATGGTGTGACAGGAAAACTTGAAAATGTTTTTACACCGTCTACAGTTTGATTACCTGTTAATTTAACAACATCAGCATCGTTGGCAGCAGTATAACCTAAAGATGCTTGCTTGGTTGCCAATCCATCTACTACTGCCTTTGTGCTTGCATAGGTTGTGCTACTTGAAACCGTATAACTATCAGATTTATTAGCTACATTTTCAGGCGTAAAACCTAAAGCTACTTGCGCTCCAATATCTCCCGGTGTAGGATAGGTTAAAACAGGATTAAATGGATCGGTGTTATCAACACCATCTCCGGTAACAGATTCAACAAATGAACCACCGCCACCAGCTTGCTGATATGTTGCACCATCCCAATAATATGCAAATCCGGTATCCTCAGCGATGTAAAGAATACCAGTAGTTCCCGTCATTGGAAATGATGCAAAGTCAGTATAAGTTTCAACTCCTCCTCCACCACCGCCACCAGCTACAAGATTACCACCTGCTGTAGTGCCATCGCCTATGTAAAGCAGTCCTGTGTCGGTAACGTAAAGAAACTCGCCTTCTTCGGGTGTTACCGATGATCGGTCTGTTTCAAGTCCTCTTCGTATTTTTAGTGCCATATTAAAAACTTCCGCAGTCGATTAAAAGGTTTTCATTTGGAGCTGTGAAGCTGCCACAGTCTATGAGTACATCGCTGGTGGTGCCTCCACCTGCTGTGATCGTAATCGTTTTACCGCTGGCACTTACGGTGGCACCGCCTGCGCCTACCATGTTGATGGCATCGTTTGGCTGGTCTATCACTACGCTGCCACTGTCGGTGGTGATGGTGGTAATGGTGTTTTGTAAATCGCTGTTGCCCGCAATGCCGCCCTGCAGCTGTATGTTGTCAAAATAAAAGCCGCTGGTATTGCTGCCTTTCAGTTCAATGTAAAGGGTATTGAATACCGCACTGGTAAACGTAAACTCACTGAGCGGAATGACAATGAGCTGATAGCCGCTGGTGTCGGTGCGGTCAAACTCATAGATGCCGTTGGTCACCGTGAAGCTGCTGCTTACTACGGTAGCGCCATTTTTAAAACTGATGATGAAGCCTGCCGTTGTGCTAAAGGTGGCTTTTAACTTCACATAGAATTTCAGAAAGCCATAGTCGCTGATGTCTTTGGCTGTGGCCGAAACAAACTTCACATACTTGCCAGCCGTAAAGCTGCCAATGCTCACGGCTTTGCTTCCTGCAAAAGGACTGCTGGCATCTATAAACGAAGCCCCAGCCACATCGCTTGTGCCGGTCCATTCCAGGTTCTCTTTGTAGATGTCTTCGTCTGTTACGGCATCTGGTGTGGTGGCATTGGCACCTACCAATATTGTCGTGATCTCCAACTGTGTCAGGTTGTCAACCGTAGGCTTCACAGGATCTGCGCTGGGCGTGCCGGTGATCTTGATGCCTCCACTGCTATCTACGGCAATCACGTCCAGCCTGTCGTTGGTCACATCGGCTGCATCCAGCGTAATGGTGGTGCTGCCGCTGGCGTATAGCGTGCCAGCAATATAATACGCTGGCCAGTACACATAGAAACTCAGGCCGGTGCCTGTCCATACGGCAAAGGCTTTGCCTACAAAGCCGGTGAGGTTAGTGCCGGATGATGGCGTAATGGTGATGATGTTGCCCTCCTGGGTAACGCCCTCGCCTTTGATAAAATCAGCCGTATTTAAATTACCTAATGCCATCTATTTCAATTTCAATTCATATTCCACGCGTATTACACGCACTTCAATCTGTTCAATCTTATCTGATATTTTATCCAATTTCTGAATGGCGTTGTTGTAGTTGCTCACCAGCAGAAATGATGAAATACTCAGGCTGATGTACATCACAACTTTAAAAACATCGGTGGCAATTTTTCCTTTATCTTCAGTGCTCATATATAGGTTTAATCAGTGGTTGCTCCTGTTTGAGTAAATAATCCTGATAAATCGATATTAATTTCAATGCGGTTATTTTGTGCCAGCGTGATATTGCCACTTTCGTTCAGCTTGCACACGCAAATGGGCAAATCGCTGGCATGGCTGTCGTCATAGATCACAGCATATTGAAACACGATGGTGCCACCGGTGGCTGTCCAGGTCGGGTTGGTGGTTTCATCCACCGTAATCGTGCCCGCGCTGTTCGTGACGGTGATCGTTACCGCTTTGTTATTTTGCACATAGCCATTGGCTGTAAGCGTTTGGCTGGTGATGTCGCTCAGTTGTGTAATGGTGGCAATGGCCAACGTATCGGCATTGCTGATAGAGCGGTACAAATTGATTTTAAAACTATGCGCATTAAAATTAACCTCGCCTTTGTTGATGGCTAGTTTTGCACACTCATATAGTTTCCACTTTCCTGCTGCCATGTTATCCTTCTGTTATGTCTACATAAATCACATCCCCTACCGCTAAGCCGGTGAGGTTTACGCCATACCCCACAGCCGATACACCAGACAGATAGTTTTTTGAATCCAGCAACGTGCCGCTGTTTTTGTAATAATAGATATCAGTCACATCCTGCGTTACTCCTCCGTTGTTTGTTTTGGTGATGGTAACGGTAACCGAAGTAGCAAAAAAAGGAATAGCCGTGATCGTGGATGTGCCCGTAGATCCGCTGGTTGTTTTCACTGAGGTGATGCTGTTACCATTATCAAATGTTACCTCCCAGGTAGCGCCCGATGGCGCAAGATTCCACACGATGTACACTTCATAAGGAGCATAATACGTAAGCGTGGGCGCGTAGCCCTGCCACGTAAGCGCACCGGCTCCGGGAAAGAACACCTTGTCGCCCGTGTCGTATTGTTGCAGTATGCCGTGTGTAATTATCCCTCTCATGCGCTCAACAATCCAAAACAATACCACTCGTTAGTACCCACTTTCACCAACGTAACGCCTCCATATTGTGCGGCAATTTTTAAAAAGCTGCTTTGTGAGCGTATAGTTACTCCGGTGCCAGCCTGTATGGTAGTTTGCCCGGCTCCGTATTGGGTTACAAAAATCTGAGAACCTATAGCAAACGGCACATCACTATTTGGTGGAACGGTGGTTGTGTTGGCGCTGCCTACGTTCATCTCCACGGTTTTGCCTAAATCGGCAAGAGCCAGAATATAGGATGCCGTTTTACGATTGAACCGGGCAAGATCATAATAGGCTTTTACACTTTGCTGGCTGGGTGCTTTGGTAGCACTGTTGCTGGCCATGTCATCCTCATCCACAAAGTTTTCTGCTAAAAACAGAAGGCTGTCAGCATTATTTTGGCCCCACTCACGGGCTATAATAGCATCAATATCACCCGTATTGTTGTCGGGCAAGTCGGTGCCGGTGCTGCCGTATTTTGAGACGTAGGCTGATTTACTTAACTGAGTCATATTTTTACCACGTTAAAATCGTTGTTATTAAAATCTATACTGAAATCACCTCCACGGGCTGCGTATGGATTATTAAACTCATGCAACTCGCACGAAGCGGTGTTTTCTTTGTCGTTGATCACCATGCTCACCGGTATGTATTTTTTATTTCCATCTACCACATCATTGAAAGCATTCAATGGCGTGATCAGGTTTACTTCGCTGTAAATGCTTCTGCGCAGCATGCTCCATGAGCTGCGGTATTGGTATGCCACCATTTTGAGCCAGATGCCATGCAGCAAATCCAGCTCACTGATGTTGTCGCGGGTCCAATACTCGAAGCGGGTGCCGTCTGCCTTGCGCAGCCAGCCGCTGTAAATCAAATCATCGCTGAGTATGTTGGTGGTGATCGTGTTCCAGGCGATGGACCCGGTAGGGTATAATATTTTATTGATGTCGAAGTAAAGGCCGGTTTCGGTGGTGATGATGTTGGCGCTGCTGCCGATGTATAGGGTTTCATCCAACTGGCGACTGTTACGCGCCTCCGCGATGGTGGACCTGATGATCGTATCGATGGGCTCCGTGCCGTTGGTCTGAAACTGAGCGCTCACAAAATCGTATGATGTAGGGTAGCTTTCATTGATGTTTACGTAGCCAATGTATTTAAGTACCCACTGCACTGCGTTAGTGCTGGCATTGTAATCCGATGGCCGCACGATGTCGTAGGCGGTTTCGGCTTCGGTGATTTCCGTGAGCTCGTAGTAATACATGTAGCTGCTGGGAAAACCGGTGATGCGCACCTCTGTTTTATAGCCTAGCGGCAAAGCGGTAGTAGGCAATGCACGCAGCCCTGCCAGCGTGGTAAAATCCGCATAGTATGGGTGAGCATGAAACACGGTGATGATAAAATCCATGCCGGCCACCGGTGTGCCCGTGGCAGGCTGTGGCGCAACTATCTGCGCCTCGATATACTCGCCCGTGCGATCAGCAAAAAACACGATGGTCGTGTCGGTGCTGGTCCAGGTACTGTTGCCGGTAAGGTATGAACTACCATACTGCACCTTCATACGTTGCTTTACATAGGGCAGATTATTGGATATGGCTGTTTTTACTTTGTACCGTATTTTGATCAGCACACTATTGGCAGCGCCTAGTTTCAGGTTGTAGGGTTTACTTACAAAAAAGGCCGTGCCCACATTATCAAAACTTGATGGCGTATCCAGCACCAGCGCTACGTTGTTGTTGTCAATCAGCTCATAGGTCTGGTTGATGATGTAGTTGGGTGAGTTGAGCGTAAAGCCCTGCAGGTTGATCTGCGGCTCATATTTATTGGTGAAGGTGTTGAACTCGCTCTTTAAACTGAAATTGCCATTTTCCAAAAAGTTAGGCTTTAACCCCAAGGAATATTTAACGGTAATTTTTCCATAGCCAGCCTGCAGCTCTTTGTTGCCGGGGTCGGTGTAGCGGCAGTCGCCATTGCGGTCAATGTCCAGCACGGGGTTAAAGGTGCCGTTGCTTACATAATCGCCATTGTAATCAAATTCGCGGTACGCATACGTGGTTACCATTTCCTCCACGCGCACGATGTTCCAAACGCCATTCCATTGCATCAGGCGTGCGCCAAAAGGTTTTAAAATAGCGATCAGCACATCGCTGATTTTGCTGCTGTTGTTGGCCAGATAAAACGTTTCCAAATCCACATAGGCTTGATCGAGCGGATCGTCTGCATTACCGGTATCCATGCCCTGGGCATAGATGTTACACGCCACACGGATGGGTAGCGTGAGGCGTGTGTATTGTAAACAGCGGGCAATAATTTTGATCAGCTTTTGCGTGCCGCTCAACGGCAAGCCATCGCTCTGCACAAAATCAATGTTTTGCAATTCGGGCAAGCCATCGGTAGCGCTTACATACACGTCATAATTTCTGCCCGTGTAGTGCTCTTCCTGATAGACAAATGGCAACAGGCGCGTAACGGTTTTCAGTTCATAGCCGCTGCCTGTGTCTTTGTAGGTTCTTACCTGAAACTTGTCGGGGTCGTTGGTGTACAGACTGAGCCACTGGCCATCCGTTTCGCTGAGGATGCCAAGCTTTACCTCCACGGGTAAGATGGCCGTAAACTTATCCACGCCACCCTCGCCACGGAGCGATATTTCCAACGGCATTTCTGTGCCGGTATATTCGGTGATACTGCCGCTGTAGTCGCGCTGCAGGATTTCAATTTTTGTTTTGAGATCGTAAAGGCCAAAATATTCAAGCTGGTATTTTACGCCATAATTGCCGGAGTATTTTAATTCCACATACACATTGGATCCGCAGTTTTTGGCATCGCGCAGGTATATGCGGTAGCCACCTTGTGCAAGGCTGCCAAACGTGTTGCTGGTTTGGCCATCGCCATACAGAAAATCGGCATTGATTTTATATTGGATGGCATAAGAACTAAACGCGTTTACTTTTATTTCACCATCCGTGCTGCTGCTGGTAGTTGGTGGTGTGGTTTCGGGTGTGCCGATGACGAGCAAATCGCACGTTTCCGGATTGACCGCGCACTCGAAACTATCGGGCACGGTGTAGTAAATGGAATATGGGTAAATGGCAAACAGACCAAATTTCACCAACTGCGTGCCGTTGCAAAACTTTGGGTTAGATTGTTTGATCGACACATACTGTGGTGTCGTGTTTATAAACGAACCGCTGGTGATGAGCACATCATTTTTATAGGCGCTGATGCCTGTGGTTTCGATGTATGCCGGATCTTCATTGGTGGCAATAGTGGCATCATCAAAATATACGGTGAGCACATCGCCTTGCGCGAAGGTGCCGCCTGGGTTGGTTACCAGAAACTCGATCGTATATAGCAAAACATTAGCCACCTATTGCTGTCGATTTATTGTACTTGTTGTAATTATTGAGCGCGATATACAGGTCCTGCCCTTTGATGCGCACGTCATACCCCTGTGTTTGCGCACCGGAAGCCATAGGCCGGAAGGTATCAGCACTACGTGCCATGCCTACGCTGGCACCACCTCCACCAGAGCCACCCATGTTGGCAGCCGCTTTGCTGATCGATGCAGAAGCTATTTTACCAATAGCCACCAGAGCAACACCCGCAGCAATAGCTGCAGCTGGATTAGTAAGAAGCTGTGTTTGAGCTACCAGTGCGGCTGTACCTAATGCGATTAAAATACTACCAATTTGCGAAGCTAATCCTGCAAAAGCTTTGAGAATACTATCCCCAAAGTTGCCCACACCTGCAATGGCATTACCTATCTCTTCGCCAATAGCAACAAATCCAGCATTTAAAGCTATTTGAATGATCTCACCTACTTCAATAGCCACCACTCCAATATCTGCAAAGGATTTGCCTAATTCATTTAAAATTGTTTGAGTATCCTTAATTGGTATTTTAATATTTTGAAACTTAGGAACTAAACCATCCAGAATATTTCCTAATTCAGTAAACTTTTGAAGCTCAGGAACTTTTAAATCAAATTGAATAGTTTTTGAACCTGATAGTTTTTGAATAGCTGTAGCCTGATTATTGATTTCCTTTGTGGCATTTGCGGTACGTTCAGCAACCATACGTTGCATTTCTGCCCAAATTTCCATGACATTAACATTGTCACCAGCAACATTCATCAAAGCCTCATAATCAAGACCAAGATCTTTTAACAGCACGGATGCTGTTTCAGTAATTTCATTTTGCTTTTGTTGTGCTGCAGAAGCTGCCATCGCAGACTTTGCCACATCCTCAGCAATGGCAGAAACGGCCATGGCTGGATTGACAATGGCCATTAATTTTTGAAGAAGACCTATATTTTTACTGGCTAGTAAATCAACACTTGTAGTAAGTGAGTCAATAGCACCCGTGAGAGTATTGCTATTGTTAATCATATCACCCAAAGCAACTTTTAAATTTACCCATGATGCGCCCAAACGCTCAACTTTAGTCGAAGCGTTTTCACTCATGCTGCCCATCTTACTAAGTTCTTCCTCAGCAATAGCGCCCACGGCTTTGGCCACATCGGCAATGCTTTGCGCTTCAAGGGCAGCACCGCCAAATTTTTCTTTGAGGCGAGTGGTAGAAATACCAAGGTTATCAAGAATCAGCGGAGACTTACGCCCGATACCCGTAACAATAGAATCCACTAAATAATCTACTGATTGACCTGTTTGCTTTGCGCGTATGGCGGCAAACTCTAGCAACCTTGGCAAAGATTCAATGCCGATACCAAAGTTGGTAGCCATCACGGTGCGCTTCATCAAATCAAGCTCGCTCACTGTGCCCGAAGTAGCTTCTTTAAGTTCCTCCATAACCCTGACAGAGTTTGGCAACTTATCAAATGCAGCTCTGACCCCTTCGGCTTCACCAGCCAGCTTACTTACATCAAGCACAAATTGGCCAACAGCAATGGCACTAAACCCAGCCGCAACACCTTGCAAAGCGCTAGTCACAGACGTTCCCCACTTGTTCAGAATGCCGCTTGTTTTTTGCAGCTCCTTCTGAAACTTATCAATGTCGAAACCGACTTTAAGTGTTAGATCGTTGCCACCAGGTAAGGCCATTTATTTTGGTTTATGCTTTACTCAATCTTTACCAACTCAGCGCGGGGCATGGTACGTATGCGTTCGCGTTTTATCTTATCATCCCACGGGTGCTGCCACAGATCACTTTCACGATCTATCGGATTTTTTTTGCTGGCATACGGTGCAGCCAGGTAAAAACACACCCTGCGCATGAAGTAGCTGTTAAGCTCTTCGTGTTCTTTCTCTACTTCTCGGTTGCCGTTCAGTGCATCTCCTACCTCCACCAATGTGGCGCTATAGAAATCACACGGCCTCCACTTTAGTCTGCCAAGGGCCAGCTTTCTAAGGCTGGCCCATGTTAGTTTTTTTCAGCAGCGGTACTTTCTGTAGCCGACTCTTGGGGCTGGTTGGCGGTCCGGAATGCATCTGTTATTTTGTTGATGCTGCCATCCGCTAAGTTGAGCCAGTCGCCCACTTCATCCTGCGTGTGCTTAAACTCTTTGCCTTCATTTCGGGCTCCGTATTTTAAACCCACATAAGTAAGTGCACGCAGTTTTTTCAAACTCCTAAAGTCTACCATGGTGCCACCGTTCAGCATATCGGTGCCGGTGAGTTCTTCAAACTCGATCAGCGCATTGATGCTAAAATGAACGGGGCGCAGTTCGCCACCAATTTCAATCTGCTTTACCATTAGCTCACAGTGCCTTTAGTGATCGTGCCGGTGATGTCTATCTGGCCTGAAAACTCTACGTTGTCATCATAAGGCGCATCAAATTTTAAAGAAGTCACCAGGCCTGATCCGCTGTACTTCTTATCGCCCGGTGTGGTTGAGCTAAGCTCCCAGGTTGCAATCGTACCAGCATCCCAGATGTCGTAGATTTCTTCAAAGCCTTTGGCGGCAGCTTCGGCCATCAGGCCACTGAATGAGATCGATCCATTTTTGAATCGCACACGCACCTCGCGCCAATCACCGCTGTCTTTGCTGGTGATGTCGCGCATGTCGCGCCCAAGGTCTATGCCATTTGCCCGCAGGTTGGTAATCTGCGTACCTCCTAATTTCAGCGTGAGGTTTTTGCCATATACGGGTTCGGTTGTCATTTTATTTGTTGTTTTATTTCTTAGTTGTTAATGCGTACCATAAAATCAAGTTCTCTCAAATATGCTTTGCGGTTGGTCAGTGCCAGGCTCTGGCTATCCTGCCTCAAGTAGCGGATGTGCTGCACGGTGTAGTTGGCTGTTGATCCACTAAAATCATCCAGCGCAGTGCGCACCGCTTTACCTAATGCGGCACTTTGTTTCACCGTGTCGGCATAACAAAAAACCTTTACCTGCTCAGCATCAATCACGCTGGCTCCATCTTTACTGTCGTAGGGCTGCGCATCAAATACCTCCACCATCACCACGGGGTATGTTTCGGTCTGTGGCACATCGCCTGGAAAAATACGCGCAGCAACGATGCCCGTTACCGGGGCTGATGCTAGGAGTATTTGTACGACTGCGATGTCTGCGTTCATGTTAATCAGTTGACAAAGGGCAATTGACAATTGACAACTGCATTTTGCCTTTTATTTAGGTGAATAGCCATACTTCTTAAATTGCTGCGCAATCTTGCGACTGAGATCAATTTTCAATTCCCTTGTAATCGTGCCTTCGAGTTGATCACCACTGCGGTGAAATAACCATGGCACACCTTTAATTGAGCCGCGCTTTTCGCGGTTGATCTGTGGGCCGCTGATGTAGATGTACCCCAGCGATTGACCGCGAAAACCAACCTCTACATAGGGCTGCTTTGGATTTTTCACTTTGATCACACCAATGGTGCGTGCTGTACGCCCGGTATCTCCATAAGGAAAAAGAGCGCGTGCTAAAGCGGATGCCCGTTGTGCTGGCTTGGTAGCAATGGCTCGTAAAATCGCGGGCTGCATAGAAGGCGGTAAGCTTTTCAATGCTGCTTTGAGATTATCGAGTCCTTGTATTTCTACTTTGCCTTGTGCCATTTTTAGTCGTTAGTCTTAAGTCGTTAGTCCTAAGTATTATCTCTCCTTTCAGTAGTTAAAATCAGATAGGACTTGCGGCCCCACTCTTCAATGCCACTGATATAGTTATACTCGCCACCGATATTCAGGCGCATCGTTTCGTTGATGCCAGCCATCCAGCGGATGCGGAGTCTGTATTTTGTTTTTGCCACTTGCTGATCAGCTTCAAACAGTTCATCGCTGATGGTGTTGCGCAGGCGCTCGGCCCACACAGTGGCAAAAGTTGACCAGGTATAAATGATCTCATTGCTTTGGCTGTCGCGGGTTTCTGTGGATGACTCGATGATCACCTGCAGATCCATGCGGCCAATGTTGGCGCTCACCATCATAACCAGATGGCCTCCTCTGCCAGCAGCATTTCGGCTGTCTTGTTCATCATAGCCACGCTGGTGCCAATCACCTGATCATGGCGATGTTCGTAGCGGTCGGCACATTCAATGAGCACAGCGTTGCGGATGGTTGGTATTACACCACTGGCCGCAGTAGCCCCGGCACGAAACGTGATCTCCACCGGAAACTCACGGCTGTCGGTATCGGGCACATCAAAAATATCATCATCAAAATAAAGAACGTTTGGACTGCGGAAGGTTTGCACCTGATAGTTTTCGGCAGCCACTGTTTGCAAGTCGCGATCATTATCGTAATACTTTACGGACGTGATGGAGCTTACTAATTTTTTTTGTAGTGAAATGTGGGTGGTGAATAATCGGGCGTATAGTTTAAATCCACTGTCCATGATCGGGTATTGCAGTTTGTTTTCACAAGCGGCAATAGCACTATCCAGGTATATGGCCAGCACGTTATCCTCCACGGTGCCGGTGATGCGCAAATGTTCTTTTGCATCGGCCAGGCTTACAGGGCGAAGGGTTGGTGCTTCTATGCGCTCTACGTAGTTCATTTCTTCTTTCCGGATTTTAGTACGGCCTTTTCTGGTGTGGCTTTGCTTTCCGCTGTCTCTATGGGAGCTGCAGCCAGATCATCAGGAAAGATGAATGAGTCTTTGGCGGGTACACAGAAACCGGCTTCGATAAGGCGTTTGGCCTGATCGTTGTCGAGTTCTATCACATCGCCTTCAAAGTATGCTTTGCCCTGGATGGGCTTCAATATTTCTACTTTCATCATATGTTTTTTGGATTTTTAAAGAGAAGGGCCGCCATGCAAACGGCCCTTCAAGCAATCACCTCAATCACCAAAAAAAATATTATGCAGTTGTTGCATCCTTCATCGCTGCGAAGCTGGAAGGACGAAGTACCGCTAAGTCAGTAAAGCTGTTGACCACCATGCGAGTCAATCCAGTTAAGGCTTGAGTGTATGGATCAACCAAAATTTCAAGACCGCCCCACTGCGTGATCATCAGGTCATTCCAGTTACCAAAGATGATGGCAGAGCACACACCGGTTGAGCTTCCTTTGTCGAGGTTGCTTGGCACGTTGTTGGATACTCCGAAGCGGTAGCCCATAAACTCTTTAGAAGAGTCAAGAACGAAAATACCAGATCCGGAATCAGTCTTGGTTTTTGCCAGCTTGCTGAACACTTTAGGGTTTGACAAGTAAGCCAATGAACCCTGCAATGCTGAGTCGATAGCCACTTCATTCCACAAGTCGATCAGATCATCACGATCAGGAGCGGCACCGTTGGTTCCACCTAGTACTGAACCAATGCCCGAAGTTTGAAGAATACCAGTAGGCTCTCCGGTGCTTCCGCTACCATTGATGGCACCTTTATCAATACCCAACGCCTGGCCGATCATGATCTGCATGCGCAGTCTGTTTTCGAAACCAACAGCAGATTGTGCCAATAATTGATTTGACACATCGATGAAACCACCTAATCTCTTAGGAGTCAAAGACACCTTCTGATAGGTTGAGTTTTTCTCAGCGGTAGTAGCATTTTCGCCATCTTTCCAACCGGCTGTGTACACCGCGTTTTCGCGTGGCATGTCAATGTTACCAACAGCACCTGGGATAAACTGAGCACCAAGATCGGTTACTCTTGAAATCTCTTGCAAGGCTTCAATGTATCCTTTTAATTCAGTGGCTACGGTGTAACCACCTTCTACACCTGCAGGAGATCCACCGGTGGCAGTACTATCACGCTTTTGGATTTTAGCGTTGCGCAATACCAACAATGGGATGTTGTATGCTCCACCGGATGGTGTTGCACCTACGGCACGCATTTCCTTTTCTGCCTCCTCGCTCATTTCGCGCTCAAGACCATC